CTGTAAGGTCACTAGGGAAAGACCAGTATACATACTCAATCTCATACGCAGCGTTAGGCACAGGAGTAACACCAAAGGCCTCCCCGTAAGTCTGATACACAATGGAAGGGGCAGACTCACCGTTCACTGTATCACCGCTATCGTCAGACGATCTATAGTTCTGAATATAGTTTTCATAGGAAATAGCACCCAGTCTTTGAGGGGCATTGTTTTTAGATGAAAGTTTTTTGATGTAAAAAGTATCCCAGTCAGCACTGGAGTAGTCTGCAGGAAAGTTATATTGACGTGTACCTGCTGTTAAAGTTTGAGTGTAAGTATTTTTAAGAAATGGCCACTCTTGACCATCTTGTAGAATAAGTCTAATGCTACTATTAATTGCATCTTTTGCTAGTGCTTGAACATTACGTGCTGTATCGAACCCATCCCCCGCAGTATCAAGGGTGACCTCGTTCATTCTTCTAAGAAGTTCATTTACTAGGGAGACGTAAGTAGCCATAGAGTTATCCTACTATTAAAAGTACCGGAGGGCCAGCAAAAGCCAGCCCCCCAGTTTATATTTATGCGAGGTTATAACGTGCAGTTACAATAGCTTCTGGACGAAGGATCTTGCGACCGTACAAATGCATACCACGAACAATATCAGCAAAGCTGTCTGGATCACGGTAAGTTTCAGTCTTGTTGATCTGTTCGGCTGTAGCAACAGCTGAATCATGACCAGCAACAATAGCACCAAAGTTAGTGGACTGAGCAGCAGTACCTGTAGTAGCTGCACCTGTGCCCAATGATGGCAAGTTGCTTGAAGAATAAACACGGAAACCGTGGAAGTTATTCAAGATCAAACCATTACGAAGGCCACCTGATTCACCGAAGTCTGCATTGAAGAGGCGTGAGTCCTCATCACGAAGTACTTCCATGAACACTGGGTCTACTACAATCCAACGACCTTGTGTGTCAACTTGCTGTTGATCCAGCAAACGACCCATACGAGCCACCAGCATAGCTGGGGAAACGTAGGCAGTTGGAAGTGCAGTTGCACCAGGAAGACGTGCAGCAACTGGGATAGAATCGCCAGTTACACCTGCAGTTGTGATATTACCGAAGTCAGGGCGGGACAGTTTATTGCCAGCCAAGAGTTCGTCGTTACCTGCAGTTGCGTCAGCTTTAGTGCCGTTTACAGTGTCGTTTACTGTATCTGCTTGAGCATGCAAAGCTGACTGTTTGTAGCCAGACAAGTAACCCAACACTTCTTGATCGTACTGATCAGCCAAGCGGTAAGCCGCACGGTTGGTAGCAAGATCCATGAAGTTTACATGGGAGTGAGCTTCTTCAATATCGTCCATTTTGAACGCAAAGTAGTTGCTCTTATCTACTACAAGCGAGAAGTCTGCATCTGCCAAGTCTTGTGCAGCAATTGTTGTGCCACGTGTATAGGCAGAGACGCTTACTTCTGGCTCTTTGATAATTTTAACTGTATCACCTTGGTTTGCAATTTCCCCAAAATAATCAGAGTTAGTTACATCACCAACTACAGTTGATTTACGGAAGGCAAGTTGTACCTTCTTCGAATAGATAACGGAACTAAAGTTACCGTTCGGGAGGTTGGTATAACCCCCAGCTGATGCGAATGCCATTTTCTTTCTCCTAGAATGTTTGGCTTAAAGATAGAGATATATACGAGTTTAAGGTATATACCTCAACTCATAGAAACTAAACAACAAGGCAAAGAGGCTGAATGTTTTCTAGGGTGCGTTAGACTTACAGTTGGCCAACCATAAGTTTTACGGGCCTGTACTTATCCAGGTAGTTCTTATTCGTATGTTTAAGTTTTAAGGGTTGTTTGGCAAGAGAGGTGGTCCACAAGGGAGGCTCTTGTTCCTGCCAATAGTTATACTCCGGTAAAGATAGATGTCAACACCTAACGTGCATTACCGGACATATCATAGATAAATTTACCAGTTCTCATAGCTTTGGTAATTTCATCTTGACGTTCTTCGAACTCTTGAGCAGACATACGTGCAACTTCAGACTCAGAAATCTGACCTGCAGTTTCACTTGCCTCCACAACAGCTTTGGAACCTTTACTTACTAGACTTGCTGCCTTCTTGGTAGAAGCTTTTTTAGCAGTTTTAGTAAGGCCTTTATCAGACTTATACAAGTCGATAACTCTCACGACAGAGGCTGGATCATCTGCATTCTCGTAGATTGCATCTTGTACCCACTTAGGTTGTTCCTCTGCCCAATCATGAAACTCGTCTGAAGCTTTTAGCTTATGGAAGTCAGGGTGAGTTTCCATTATAGCAGCTTCAGCTTTTTTACGTTCGGCTTCCGACTGCACTTTATCTAGCTCTGACAGACGTGACTCTGCTTTCTGAAACATCTCTTGAGCTTTTTTGGCTGCAATTGTTTCTACAATACCAGCTACATCTGGGTACTCACTAGCCCATTTTTCGATGTCTTCGTCAGACTTAGGTGCTCTAATACCTTCACTATTCATACGGTTTTCAAGAGCTTCTAGTTTTTCTTCCCAGTCTTTTTCTTTTTGCTGCATGTGCCTACGCAGGTCACCATACCGTTTCTTAAATGACTTTTCTTCTCTGGATAAGTTAGAGTCATCTTCTTCAGAGACTGCTTCAACTACTTCTTCCGTAGTTTCTTCTGCTTTTTCATCAACTTCCTCACCACGAGCTTCAGCTTCTAGGTGAGCAATTTCTTTTTCCTCTTCTTCCATTCTAGCTTTTTTACGAGCGTGGTTAAATCCACGATCTACAAAGCCAGCTGATCTTGGGGATTCGATTGTATTTGCTTCGGACATTTTTACTTCCTTATGTTGGGGCTAGCAGTATTGCTAGGTCGCCTTATCGTTGTTGTAGTGCAGTTATTATTTCTTTTTAGTTTTCTTCATCAAGCCGCCTTTGTATCTACCACCAGTAGCTAAGTTTACTCCAAGCCTCTTAGCTGCTGCCTCTGCCTTGGCTTTATTCTTTGCGGCTGCTTGTTCTGGACTATCTTTATTATCATCCTTTGCCTTTTGTATTTCAGCTGCCGTTTTAGCAGGTTGAAATTGTTTAACCTCTACTCCACCAACTTCTTTAGTTTGTCCTTTCCAGGTTTCTGACCTGTCGGTTTTACTTAGTTCTTCAAAAGAATTTTTATTGCTTAGTACTTTTTGAGCCGCACGTTCTTCTTCTGTTTTACCAAGACCGTCATCTTTGGGTGTAACGGAAGCCATCACAGCACGTTGATATGCAACTTCATTATCACCAAAGAGTTCTTTATTAATTTTAAGATTAATCGGGGCATATGCTGCAATTTGTTGAACAAAATTATTTACACCACTAAGTGCACCAAAGTAATCTGCTCCTTGTACAAGTAAACTAGATTTTCCTACTAGCTCTTCTGCACGTTTATTCAGTGTATCTGCTAACGTAGTATTACCCTTAGCAGCAGCTACCAATGCTGCAGATCTTATTTCTGCAATTGTAGAACCTTGTCTTGCAGAGTCAAACAATCCGAAACCTACAAGACCTGCCGCACCAGCTAAACTACTAGCTATTAACTTTCCTGCCTTATCTTCAAATTTATTAGAGGTCTCTAAACCAACTTTAGCAAGATCTTCATCGGACATGCTAAAGTAATCTACATCAGGTTCTTTCCACTTAAAACCCCCAGTACCCGGATCAGGTGTTACAGTGGGATCATCTGAACCGGAGCTTTCCTGTTTAATTATACACTGCTGAGTTTCTGCATCAAAGACCATGCCCATCTTTTCGCAAGCTTCTTTTCCTGTAGTAGGTGTAACTTCAGCTGTTGCTGTAGTAGTGTCAGTAGTAGTAGTGGCAGGAGCACTATCCGCAGTAGTGATAGTTTGAACAGGCTTATAACTTGTAGTGCTGGGTAGATTTTCTTGTTGCCACTGTTGCGGCATGTAAGAAGCTCCTGGAATACTTGCCCAAGAGGGAAGTCCAGCTGTACCGTCTTGATAGTTGTTTACAGGTTGTACATCACCACCGGGAGCAAAGCCTTGGACAGAGTTACCTATCGCTTGCGGTGGCTCTTGTTCAGGTACAAAACCACCAGCAGCCATACCCAGCTGTTCTAGTGCAGCCATCTCTTCTGGAGTCAGGGGGTTTTCTTCCATACCAATAGGGCCAATAGGTTCACCACCAATTCTACCATTGGCTTCCATATTAGACAAGCCCATTTTAGCTTCTGTACGTAAATCTTCAAAGAATTTTACACCAAAGAACCGTACAACATCTGCTGGTACGACATACTCACCTTCGGATAGTTGTGCGGGAATATCATCTCGTACTTCTTCCGCAAGAGAGCCCGGAGGTATTTCATTACCAGATACCGGATCACGTCTCATGCCATCATCAGTAATACCGCCCTCATTGAAGATCATTTCCATTTGATTGTTCATGTCGTTTACTACGCCTCCTTGGGCAAAGTTAGGTTCTGGATTATCAAGAGACTTCATCATAGCCTTAGCAAGGCTATAGTCTTCTGCCTCATTGTAAGAGGCAATAAAATCCATAGCCCCGTCAATATTTTTTTGTAAATACTCTGGAGTCATTTTTGTTGGGCGCATGCCCAGTGCTTTAGATAACCTATTTAAAAAATTAGGGGGTTTATTTATCTTAGACCCAAACTCTACTCTATCCGGTAATTGATTAGCTTTCTCCTCAACAACAGACCTACCTTTTGTACCCGTTGCTCTTTCCCCTGCAATGCGGGCCTCAACTTCTTTACCATACCTCAAATAGTTTAAGTATAATTCATCTCGCAATTGTTGATATTTATATGCTAATTCCTAGAAAGTTTTTTTGAATTTGGATTTTTTAGTATTTCTTCTCCGAGAGCTAGCAACTCACTTCGAGTATTTAACAGATTTTTATCTTTTTTTAGATGTGTTTCAAACATATTTTTTGCACTAGAATCTCTGCTTGCCCCACTTAGAATTTTGATACTTTCTAAGTTATTGTTGGCAATAAAATTCATGCCAGTTTTGATAGCATCCTGTGCTTGGGCCGCATGTTGCAACTCGTGAAAAAATGTGCTTCTAAATCCAGCACTGTTTACACCCCTTTCGAAAAGTTCTGTACTTATATTTATAGAATTGTTAGAAGGATCATAAAAACCGAAATAACCTTCTTTATCTGTAAAGCCTACAATAACTTTTTTAAGATCTGGGTATTGTTTAAAT